AGACGAGCTGGTTGACAGCAAAATCAACCTGTACTTTTGCCAGTCCAGTCAAATCACCAATAATTTGCCTTTCACTTTTGCCAGCCCATCTCGCCAAGCCTTCAGTTGTCTGCTTTAACAAAGCTCTTAATCGAGCGGCTTTATATTTAGGTCTTGACGCCAAAGGCATGTCATTTATTCTCTCAAGCTTCTCTACAGAATCAACAATGATCCTGTTATATGACTCAACTAATTTCTTAGAAACGCCATTACTGAAACGATTTAAATCAAGAGCGTTCCTGTAATACGCTTCGGGAGTATCCGCCATTACTCAAGCTCTTCGGTGTCTTCAGGCTCCGCTGATTCTTCCTCTTTGTCAGGTTCCGCCTCTTGTTGAGGTTGATCCATTTCTACTAATCCAGCTTGTTCTGTTGCTTCCAGCTCCTCTTCGACGTCGAACTCATCGCCAAGAACTTCGCCTTCGTGCAGTTGTTTTAAAAGTGTTTCTTGAGTAATAGTTCCAGCGGTATAGAGTTGAAGCAAACTACCTATTTCTTGAGGATCAAGACGAGAAGCCAGAAAATCACGATTTACAAAGCTACTACCAGGAGAATTGTCTCCTAGATATTTTGCATGGAAGATAAGAGAATTATCAACCATATCTTGCATCTGTTGTGCGACCACCTGCATCGTGCTATCGCCTTGCGATCTATCTATTTTTTTTGCTTCTGCTGTCTCTGCCGATAGTTTTTGCCCAAGAACTGCCGCTAAACCTAGCTCATTAATCTGAGCTGCAACCTGCTCTAGTCTTTGAAATTGTGCGCTATAGCTAGTCCCTTTGCTCTCGATATACTCCGCTCGACCATCGCTAGGAAAGGCAATTGCCTCCCCAGGCCCAGCACTAACTTCTTCAGCAGTCTGAGGAAAACCAAAGAAAGCTAACATCGGAACAGCAGATATATGCAACTGATTATCGAGATCTGATTGAGTCTGATAAGCCTTGAGATTTAATTCCGCTATGTCCGCCATCGGTGGACGGGATTCCAGCATGTTTACCCTGTTTGCATAGGCAACAGAGAAAGGTATGTCCGTTAAAGTTGTAGATCCTTCTTCAAATACGACAAATTCTCCATCGTCATTTCGTCGATGAATCTCGAAAGCACCAGGAGTTAAGACACGAACTTGTTCAATTTGAATCTCTCCGTATTCTCCAGACGGTTCAATTACCTTCTCCAAGAGTCTCAATTGCACTAGCTTCATTTCTCCCTCTATCAATTCACATCGACAGCCAAGGATCTCTCTAGGTGTATATGAAATCCAATAAGGACGACCACTTGCGTCAGCAGGAGCATCGACGAGCACACCAACGTGTCCGTAGCGAATCATTTTCCTAGCAGTTTCGTATGTCCAGACGTTTAGATCATTGCCTTGTAAATCGACATCGAATAATTGTTCCCGAATTGTGTCTGAAATATCGTTCAATCTGACAGGCTTACGTGTCAACATTCCAGCTAACATTCTCTCCAGTCGTTGATAATAAGGAGGACAAACTGATCGAGCTAATCTGTTGTCATAAGCTTCGTCAATCTCTCTAGGTTCTTGAGGCAAATACCGACGATGCTTCCCACGCATTTCATACGTGCCACCCATCAAGTCTTCAATAAGAACCCAATGAGGCTCCATATCTTTCCATGCAGTATTCGGGTCATTGACTTCAGCCGTTGAACCTGCTTTCTCTCGGTTGTAGTAATTGAATCCGCTATACACAAGAAAATCCTCTAACTATGTTGACAGTTTAGACATAAGTATCTAATAGATCCTAATGCCAGTACCACGACCAGCTCCCATGTGTAATGGATTGAACTCCCGCCATATTAGATAGCCTAACCCGTCATTCATGTGATCGTAGCCAGCATCTTTGTCTGGCTCGCCTTTTTCTGTATAAGACTGAAGCTCTAAACATTCAATTAGTTTCGTACATTTAGGTGAAATATGAAAGCGCACAAGTCCCTTACCATTCTCTAAGAGTGCTTGAACAGCAGCAACTCTGTCCCTTACATAGGGATTTGATGGCCCTGACATGTTTTGGATTCTGTACTGCTCAAGAATCTGGATGTCGGTCTTCGCAGCGTTTGTCGCTCTATTTCCGCCTGAAGCATCTGGATAGCCATAAATTGTGCTGTGTGGAAATCTTCTTCGGATTTCTCTTGCCAATGAATCTGTGTCATGTTCCCCACTAATCTCGTCGAATATGAATAGCTCTCCCTTTTGAACGACCCCGATAACTGCGCTCATGTTGTCAATGTTGAAGTCAATTCCGATGCGAATAATGTCTCTTGAATAATCAGGAATATCGGAAGTAACATGCTTGTCTCGATCAAAGCGGTCATAGACTTGACCTGTCGTGAGGTTGCAAAACTCGCCTTCGGTATAAGCCTTGACCAGGCCAGCGGGATAGTTCTCAAGAAGTGCTTGTAAAAAATCAGGTGGGAGATAAGGATTGTCAGCAGTCCGAGCTTTGTAGAGTTGTCGGTCTTCCTTTTCACCTTCTCTGACAAATAAATTATAGAAAGTTCCAAAGCCTTCGGGAGTGGAGAACAGTCCTAATTGCCTGCGGCTTCCCGCTCTAAGTCTTCCTAAAAATTTCTCTATCGCACGTTGAGCAAGCTCTGGTTTCGTAGTGTCTATCTCGTCCGACCCTATAAATGACAGGTTTACACCGACAATCCTTTGCCAGTTCTCCATGCTCCGACAAAGGATTGTTACATTTCCTGAAGGAAGCTCTAATTCGTATTCGGGTAACGGACTCGCTCTGTATGTGTATCTAATCCCATGTGTGTCCCAAAACTCCTCCAAAGCCCGCTGACTAACATCACGAACCAAAGAGCCAGTAGGGGCGAATAAAGCACCAACAGTATTGGGGTTATCAAGAGCGCATAAAGTGGCCCACGCACACATTGTTCTTGTTTTACCTGCTCCATAACCTGCACAAAAACCGATTATTCGGTGATCAAAGTCCTCACATATAGGTTGCTGATAATCAAGAAGCCCGTCAAGAACTCTTTTCTTAATGACATTTGTGGGGCCAACAGAATCCGCAGTTATTTCATCTTGTCTTTTGTGTAATTCAAGTCGAGCTAATGCTTGGAGTTGCGCCTGGATTTCAGGTGTCGCTGCCCAAGACCTCTGAAGGAGACTCGCCATCGGCTACTCGTTGTAATTGGTCAGGAGTCATAACTCCGATCAGTCTCGTAATAGCTTGAGCCTGATCTTGCTGCACGACTTCGACCCGATCCGTGCGCTTACCTCTGGTTTTTTCGTACCACATCATTGCGGTAGTATCGCCACCGATTGCCTTATCATGTAACGCTTTCCCAACTGCCGCAAGGCCTTTCGCTTTACCCCTGGATATTGCCGCAAAAACTTCTTCGTTTTTTGTCCAAGTAAGATACGTCCTGGGAGAGATTTCAAGAATATGAGAAATCTCTTTTTGCGACATTCCGATTGCGGATAAATTCTCGATTTGATTAATATCTCTCGCAGTGATTTCTAGCTTCGGACGACCACCCGAAAACTCTGTTTCTCTATGTTGCCCAATTGTTTTAGACGACATTCTCTTCATCCTCCTTTTCTTGTATCTGTTCGAGCCTTTCCATCGCAAGTTGTACCATATAGGCCACGCTAATAGCGTTGTTATAAACTTTTGACTGAGCCTTGACTTTTACCACGGAATCAAAGAAAGCATCAAAATCAGAATAGGCTGCACAAAGAGTAGGACTTTTTCTCGCTTGCTTCTCGATAGATTCAAGCCAACGAGTCACTTCTTTTAATTCGTGCGGGATAAAAGCCAGTGTAACTTCAGCATATTGTATTCCACCAATTCCAAGACCAGAGACATCAATAGGTTCAATATTAAAGTCGTCATCCGTAAGGCCAGAATATAATTTCTCGTCAAAAGAAAGTGATTCGTAAAGATTAAGAAGAACAGAAGGATCATCCTGGCCGTTAATACTGTTGTGACTTAACTGAATCGCACGTAATCTCTCGTCAGGCAATGGCGTTTTTATTTCGATGACATTTGTATGAGTAATACCAGCTTCACGGGCGGCTTCCACTCGATGATTACCCGAAAGGATAATAAGTTCGCCCTTCGATTGCTGATAGAAATCAGGATTCAATTTTTTGTCAGGTCGATACACAAGCGGATATGAAGTCAACTCTCCGTCACGCTTCAGATTATCGACCAATCTTTTCAACTGCTCGCCTGTCATGTACCGAGCGTTTTTGGTCAGGTGCTTTATCTTTTCTAGTGGTAGGTAATTGATTGTTGTTTCTAGTTTTTTGGTTAAGCCCTGAGTATCTATCAAACCAGATTTTGTAGAGTTGGTGGGGTTGTAATTCATTGACAGGAGATCCGTATTGAAGAACGTAGTCGTAACCATCTAACGGATCGTCAGACGGTCTACGAGAATTAAGTTCATATATCCCTCGATATTTCATAGACATCGGTTTATTAGTAAAAGCAGTCGTAGAAACGTATTTAATATGCTCCAACCGTCTATTTTGCAATGGTTTTACAAGAGAAGTAGAAGTAGCGATCATGCTTATTAATTTCGATAATTTATTTTCACTAGAAAGAGTCACGTCAGAAAGTAACCGAATATATTGACCAGCCGTATAAGAATCTCCAGAGGCAGTATTCAAACCAAAAGTAGGAGCCGTATAAATAATGCCACCAGCCAACATATTGTCTAAATAGACGAAATAATTCCACATCCCTGTAACGTGAGTAATCCCTTTTGCTAGATATACATCCTTAATAAAATTAAGATGCTTGGCTTCCACTTTGACGACTTCTACTCTGCTTTTTCTCGTCAGCTCATTAGTCTTTATAGGTTTGTAAAGGAAAGGTTCTGGCTTGTTATGGAGGTGTCTAATAGTTGAACGTGACCTATTTGAATAGCAATAATGTGGAACTAATCGTCCAGAAATAAATTCAAGCATAGGTCTACGTTTTTCATAAACTTGATCCGAAAGTATGCAGTAATCAATGCCTAAAGTATCGACCCAATCAATAACAGATTCAAGATCTTTAGGGTTGTAGATATCGTAAGGAGCTTGATCCCAGTCGATATTCTTTTCAATAAATCTATATTGAGTTTCATAACCACCTTTGTAGAAAGGGGGGAAGGCACAAACTCCGCCACCTTTATCGGCTGCATGTTGAATATGAACACGCCAATCACCAGGAAAAAATGAATTTAACTGTGTTTTAGAAGCTCTTTGCTGAAGCCTCTCCTGAGCTTTAACTAAAAACTGAGGAAAATGCTCAACGCAATAATCCCAATGCTTGCGACAATAAGAGTTATCGCCTTTATATCTTTCTAATTCTTGAGCTACTAAAACGCTTGCAACACGCATCTCAAAAGGAGCATCTTTCCCTAAATAGTCCTCAATAAATTGCAATCGAGAATGAAAAGTCAAACGAATCGGGTCGTTAGTCAAGTAATGACCAAGAGCACAAGACCATAGAGAGACATCATTTGCATGAATTTTTAATTCTGGATTTCTCGAACGTATCGCTTGTTCTATTTTGAAAGTACCAGAACAGCATGTATAACAGTCATTCCATTCGTCGAAAGGGACAACTCGAAGAATTTGCTCTATGCACTCATTGGGAACAGTCCCGAAAAACATCGCACCCCGAATAAAATGGAGCGACGAGTAGGAATCGAACCCACAGACGGATAGGGGTGCTAACTCGTCTCACCATGTAGTCGCAAGACAAGTATAACAATCTCAATAACATTGACAATAGGTTGTAATCTTATTAAGATTAAGTTAACCCAGATACCACAGATGGAAATTATTGAGCACACAATTCCCAACGACGCAGGAATTGCAAAGCGAGCACTTGAAAGGATGATGAATCAAAAGATCGAAGTGATA